CTTCTAGCTCTTTCGATAGGTCTATATTCGCTATCTTCCCTTTGCTAGAAGGGAAAAGGTCCACTATGAGTTTTTCAAGCTCGCCTATCTTCTTTTCCTCTACCCTGATTTCTTTGTCTGCAAAAGATACAACTTTGCTCCTCATGCTAATCCTCCTGTCCATGGTTTTCCTATGCCTTCAAAATAGATTGTTCGCTCATTAATTTGCCCTTCTTTCCCGTCCAGGTTTGGCGGCAATATAACATACCCCTGAAGGCAACCAAGACGGCTTCCTGGTTCAATAAACAACCGCACAAAAGCTATTTCGCCAGCATTAGCGAAAAACTGCTTATCTCCCCAAAACGCCTCTGCAGTCAGGCACCAACCAGTAGTAGCGCAGTGTAATTCCGGCACGTCCCCGGCAAAGCTACGGGTGAATACCTGCTCTACGTCTACCTCCCAAAGAAATATTCCCCCTACTTGCTCCATCTCTGCCGGTTCTTCATCAAAAGAGACAGGGGCGGTCTTAAGTGCATATACCGCCCCTACCTTGCCCTTAATTGGCATACTTCAAATCAAACTGTTGATGTTGATAGTGTTGGTGTTAGCGGCCCAGTGCCGGTAAAGTCAAAGCTGATAGAAACCTTGTCATCTACCGGGGTTTCAATGCTAGGCTTGACGTATGCTTCACCGGAGAATTTCACGGTGTCATTTACCTTCAAGTCTAGCGTTACAGGTTGCCCGTTTATCCATGCATTTATTAGCGCAGCTTGCCCCTGGGTGTCGTCCGGCTTGAAGTTGCCTTCGAACGACCCAGACCATTCTTTGACGCCCTGCATAATCTCTCTCCAGCCGTTGGAATCGAAAGAGGTTATGTCCAGTTCTTCGGCGTCGGTGTCCAAACTCCAGTTAGCGATTTCCGCCACTTTAGCAGTTTCGATATAGACACCTCCGCCGTATCCAGCAAGTGCCATACTAATCAACCTCCTTAGTTACTCTAAAATTGCAAACAAATAAAGCCCTGCCGTTTTCATCACGGCCAAGGCTTTCTGGACTTTGCCTTGCCTGAATGAGCAGGTATCTATGACCATTTATGACCGTTTCGGCCAATCCATGAAGGGTATTTCGGACCTGCTCAATATTCTGCCTCCCGGCGTCATAGCTTTTGTTCCTTACTAAAACCTGCAAGCCCGGATATTCTACATTAGCGTGCAGGTCCTGTGGTTCGCCTGCGTATTCAAAAAGGGCAATTGCATTGTCCGGAGTTGCTGGCAATTGCCCTTTGAATATGTCGGCACCTATTGTGCCAATGCCTTGCTGCTGTAAATACAGAGCAATATCATCTAGCAGCACATCGGCATCACCCTCTCTTTAAGGCCCGTTTGACAGCATTTTTAATAAATCTCTCGTATTGCGCCTTGTTTTCGTTAAAGGGATTTTCAAGATATTTGGGCCCACCGCCTTTGGGATGATTAAAATCCAGCCTTTCGTGCTGGACTATAGCATAAGGCAGGTCATATCCAACCGTATGATAGAATTTAGTGCCCTCACGCTTAAGTGGGCTGACAGAACAGTTGCTTCTTAAGTCACCTGTATCGATTGGGGCCTGATTGGCACTCTTGCCTTGTAAGTCCGCAGCACATTTGTGTAGAGCACCTAGACCAGCACTGATTGCCAGCTTTTTCGCCTCATCTCCACGCCATTTCAAAACATATCCCTTAGCCATCACAAGGCCACCTCATAATAAACGATGTTGCCGTCAAGGTCTACAATTTCACTGACTGTGATTGCAATGTATTCCTTGTTATTGTAGACGATGCGGTCATCTGGGTTTACTGGTTCGATGCAATACATTGTCGCTTCTGAGACTACCTCATTCCCTTGTCTATCTCGCACAAGTTTGCGCTTCATTTCAAAGCGACAGGGGATAATCTTTTCGCTTGGTATTGGTTCACCGTATTCATTGTAACCTACTGTTGTTTTGAGTGTTGCAGTTTGATTTAAATATTCTTTAATCATCGTTAACACCACCTTAAACTATAGCAACAGCTCCAGCAAGATATGGTTTGAGCAATTCGTACGCTTCTCTGCTGAATAGTATCCCTGTTCTGCTTCTGTTTCTGTCGTATTCCTCGCTTACACTCCCAAAATCCACCCTGATAACTCCTTGCTCCTGCAACCTTGCACGTGTATTGTTGCCATATTTGAGCAATGCAAGAGCTTCCTCACATTGCGCTTGTTTTACCTCTTCAGGTACTTTTTCTTGCACGATATAAGCAAGAGCGTAATCAAAATTGAACTGGCGTTCACGAGGATATAAAGGCATCCCCACAGATGGCAAAGCTCTTGGAAACTGCAATATCTGATTCTCTGGGTCCGCTTTAATTCCCTTGAATTGCAGTCGTTCAATCCTTCTGCAGGCCATTAGGAGCGCTTTTTCTTTTGTTGTTTGGTCTGCTTGCTCCCACTCGTCTGTGTAGAGTCGTCCACTGAAATATTGTTCTGCTTCGTCAAGGGTGACATAGCTGTTGATTCCGACTTGGATTGCCATACAGGATCATCCTCCACTTTATAGCCATTCTCCTTAAACCACATGAGCAGCCATCTATCTTCTGTTTCTCCCGTGCCATTTACAAAGGATACACCGGCCACAACACCAGTGTATCCTTTGTTAGGTGCAAAAACCTTAGCCATTATTTCACCTTTATATTTCTTAATACTCCGGCTGCTCTTGTGGCTTTCAAAGCGACGGCCGCAATCATTTCGACTTCACCTTTCTTGACAGCGCCCGGTTGATTGAAATCAGGAAGATACGTCTTTATTATTTTGTTTCCTGTCACAGTTACACCATGAAAACCGTCTAATCCTAACCTTACAGCATATAAATCTGTAAGCCCTGTTACAACATTTTCTCCATCTGGTGCCCTTGTATCTACGATTGGGACTACTGGTACAGTAGTTCCAACGTCATTTACATAATATCCTAAATCAACTAATGGTATACCATCATAAGCATCAACTTTTCTTCCAAATGCATCTTCTGATTGGGTAAGGTATCCTGCTCTTCTTGCTACCGCTTTTATTTTTGCAATCAGTTTTGAATTACCCATCAACATGGATGGTTTACCATCAAGCTCGGACAGAAACTCATCTAGCATATCTAAAAATAGCTTGTAGTTAGTATCTATAGCATTAGATGTAGATAAATCAATATAGTTATTTACATTGAATTCAGTAGAGCTACCCACAAGAGCTTTATTTAAACCATCAAAGGCATTTGCATCTACAGCAGAGTCGCCATTCACTACAGTATAGAGGAATAAGTTAGTTGCAGCGATAATTTTCTGTTGTAATTGAAATTTTACCTCATCTATTGCACCAGAAGTATCTGCGATAACTCTATCTATTTCAAAAGCACCACCAAAGATTTTTAGTGTTACAGTATACATTTTTCTTACAGCTTCTTGCGTGGTATATTCAGTGTTTATTGCTCTAAATCCAGCTTTTGCAGGTGTTTTAAGTCTCATATATCCATAAGTAAGTGTGCTACCACCAGTTCCAGGGCTCACGGCGTCATCAAAAATCATCTGGTCTAATAATAAAGAGCTTCTTCTAAATTCGTCAATTACCATTTGGTCTACTTTATCAGCCATTCCAACTTTCGCTTGCGCTAATGTCAATGCCATACTAATTCAACCTCCTATTTCTTGTAATATAATCTCAAAGCATCATCTAAAGTTTTAATTTCATCAAAATTATTCTTTTGCGAGGGATTTGTCCCACTGCCTATTTTGCTAGGCTGGATATTAAGAAGCTTTTTTAGTTCTTCTACATCTTGTCTTATTTCTTCTTCTGTTGTTCCAAAAATGCGATTTGCCCAAGATTTAGGGAGTCCCATTTCGTCTAAAATTCTCAATTTTGTTGCTTCAAGCCTAGCCTCTGCAGCTTCTCTTTCTTTTTCTAAGAGCTGTCTTTCATATTCAGCTAATTTAGCTTGCAGTTTCTCCTGTTCTGTCATTTGAGACTCCTTTATCTTTTGTAATTCCTCAGCAGCCTTTTTAAACTGCTCATAATCCTTGTATTTTTCTCTTTCTCTTTTAAGCCTCTCTGCAATGATTTTTTCAAGCTCTTCCTGCGTAAAAGTTTTTTGCTGCTGAGTAACATTATCCGCTGTTTGATTAGTATCATGAGCGCCCTGCCCAGCGTCAGCAGGATTGCCTTGTATTGTTTTATTCATATCATCAACCATTATCTTTACCTCCTTTTATTCCAGCGATTAACCGCTCGCTGTCAGCGTAAGTTTTTATGCAAAAATAAAAGCACTCTTGATTGAGTGCTTATCAGCTATTTTGTTTTGGCTTCATGCCTGCAAGTTTGAGTATGCTCTCAGGTGGCTCTTCATCAAGCATATTGCGGTATAAACTCACAAGCTTTTTAGCTGCTTTGCGTTTTTCTTCCATTGGTGCATCTACGCCTCCACGAGCTCCAGCCAAAGCTGCAGCTGCTGCATGAATGCCATTTCTGTTTAAAGTACCATCAGGTTCACGGACTGGCAGTTTACACTGCTCCTTACTTGTATATTCGCTTTTCGGCACAAGATGTATCAAACAAGCATTCCACCATTGTTCTTTATCATAGTCACTTTCACTAAAATTGCTCCATTGCTTATTAGACACCTTCTCAGCCACTTGGTACTCACCTCCTTGTAAGAAGGCATAAAAATACCGCCCTGGCATATCGTGCCTTGGCGGTTACTCTTGACGGTTACTAATGAGCTATTACCTCAAGCTC